GAACAACATCCGATACCTATATTGAATATAGCAATCCATCAGATTTGGTTGGAGATTTGAACAAATTGGGTGGAGTTACCTACTGTTTGGTGTCAAAACCAACAGAAGGTGGAACATATGGATTTTTTACAAATTCATCTGGAGAAATTACAGCACTTACTGCTGGTATTGATTTTTTACATTCAATCAATTATTTGGCTTACGGTGGAAAATTAGTAATAGCAGGAACTACCACTGGATTTGAAAATTATGAAAATGCCACCGGAAACTACATTGATGTTTTAATGGGAACCACAGCAAATGCAACACTAGCACAATGGTTGCAATCCAATCCATATACTATCGGAGTATTTCCATCTGTAGCAGATTCAAATGGACAGGTCGGTGCCGGATACACCATGGCAAACTTTACTTCATTCACCAGTTCAGCAGCAGTAGCAACAGGATCAACCTTTGCAACCAGAGTATTTAATGTTTATGGTGTTAAAGCATCGTATGATGTTACAACCGATTTACTGGTTTCTGGCAGTAAAATAACAGCGTATTATATTCCAGCAGTTTCAGATGTCGCTGGGTTCTTTACAAGAGCAAAAAATACAAATACATTGTTTGTTTCTGTATCAGGCCTCTCTAATTCTTCCATATTAAATGGAACAATAATAAATGGAGTAAACTGGGAAAATACAGCTATAAAACAAATTTTGAGTAAAAACAGAGTAAATTACTTTGTAAACTATACAACAAAATTTTTAGGACAAGATCTTGTTGGTGCAACAGCAAATGCATCAACTCCAACCTCTGTTGAAAGAATAGGTCCAAGCGAATTAAATATTCAAATTCAAAAAGTAGTAACAGATTTGGCTTTAAAGTATGTCTTTAAATCAAATGTAAAAACAACACGGGATTCTCTAGTTACAGAAATTAACTCTTATTTAAATTCATTGGCTACATTTATCGATACAACCCAAACACAAGTAGTATGCGATTCCTCAAACAATACAGACAACTCATCCACACTCACAGTAGCAATTACTGTTAAACCACTAGTTTCGTCTAATTCAATAGTTGTAAATGTTTCTGTTGGCGACACAACAGCATAAGATAAAAAACTATGGCAACAAACGATAATAGTATATACGCATTTAAAACAGCATTTCAAGGTGGAACAAGAGCAAACAGATTTAAGGTTAGTTGCACTTGGCCATCTAATATAGGTGCTGGCGATGGAAATAATCAAGCACAATATAAAATTATTGCCACAAGTATCCCAACGGCAACAATAAACACTATTGCTCTATCATATAGAGGGCGTCCAGTTGTGTATGCTGGAGATAGACAATATTCTCCTTGGACTGTCACAGTTTATGATGATTCTAACAGCAGTTCAAATCTTTGGAATATTTTTCAAAAATGGGTTGAAGTGATGGATGGTCACGTTACCCATAAATATATCGGCACAGATTTTTCTTATTCTAATCACCAAAAAGACATAACACTGCAGCAATTAGGATTAAATGGTAATGTAATAAGAACAATCACATTGCACAAAGCATGGCCACTTTCAGTATATCAAATTGAATTGAGTATGAGTGGATCAGATCCAGTTTCATTTGGAGTTCAATTTATGTTTGATCATATATCTTATGGTGATGATACTATAGACAAATCGCTTTCACCTTCTTGAGGAATAACAAATGGGAGTAACAGAATTTAAAACAAATTTTAGTGGTGGAACTCGCCAAAATAGATTTGTAATAGAAGGTACTTTCCCGGGCGGTCAGTTCAATAAATTTCATATAAGAAGTACACAAATACCTCAAGTTTCTGCAAAATCTTTAACATACGAACATTTTGGAAGAAAATATCATTACCCGGGAGAAAAGGAATATGGTACTTGGTCCTTTACTGTTTTGGATGATCATGGAACAGATTCTGTAAATTTGTGGAAAGCTTTTCAATCGTGGCAAAATCTTATAAATGAACATGACACAAATATATCTCAAGAAATTAAAGGAAACAGCACATACAAAGCGGATGGGTGGAGAATAAAACATTTAGGAATAAATGGAGAATCCGTTGGAGAAAGGCCTTTAAAATCGTTTATATTAAATGGATGCTGGCCACAAGTAATTCAACCAATAAACTTTAGTATGACAAATAGCAGCTTGTTAAATAGTTTTATAGTTGTTATAGTTTATGACTCAATTGAAATTGATAGTATTACGGCCAGTTAATAAAGAAGAACATGGAAATTGATATTTTTGGATTTCAGTTTGGAAAGAAAAAACCAACAAAGCAAGAAAAAGAAAATCTTGCTTTGCAAGCTTTTACTGCTCCAGAACAATTTGATGGCACCACAACCATAGAAGCTGGTGGTGTATTCGGAACATCTTGGGATTATAATAATCCAAGAGATGAGGCGAGTTATACAGTTCAATATAGAAACATGTCAACATATCCAGAAATGGATAATGCAATTGACGAAATTATAAACGCATCCATGGTTCCGGGAACAGACGGAAAGGTTGTTAAATTAAATTTAGATTCTTTACCTTTGTCTGAATCAATAAAATCAAAAATATACAGAGAATTTGAAACAATAATTCATCTTTTAGATTTTAAACACAAGAGTTATGAAATTTTTAGAAGATGGTATATTGATTCTAAATTGTTCTATAATATTGTAATTGACAAAGATCTTCCAAACGAAGGAATAAAAGAAGTAATCCCACTAGATCCATTGAAGGTTAAAAAAGTAAGAAAAGTAACCAAGCAAATGGAAAGGGTCGAAGGAATGCACGTTCCTTTGATCAAAGATGTAGAAGAGTATTTTCTGTATACCAATACAGACAAAGATTCCTATGTTATGACTGGTCCGGGTGGTTTAAAACTAAGCACTGACAGCGTAGTTTATGTTCCTTCTGGCATCATAGATTTGAACACAAAGCGTGTTCTTGGATACATGCACAAGGCAATTCGTCCGATGAACATGTTGCGCCAACTAGAAGATGCTCTTCTAGTTTACCGCATTGCACGCGCACCTGAGCGAAGAATCTTTTATGTAGACGTAGGTCAGATGCCTAAACAAAAGGCAGAGCAATACATGCGGGATATGATGAGCAGATTCCGCAATCAAATTACTTATAACCAAGCAACTGGTGAGATCCGCGATCAAAAGAATCATCTTTCAGTTCTTGAAGATTATTGGTTACCAAGAAGAGAAGGTTCAAAGGGAACTGAAATTTCTACTCTTGCTGGAATGCAATCTACTTCTCAAATTGAAGACGTTGAATATTTTAAGAAAAAGTTGTATGCATCATTGAACGTTCCTGTTAGCAGACTTCAATCTGAAAGTACTGGATTCAATATGGGTCGTGCAACAGAAATTTCAAGAGAAGAAATTAAATTTTACAAATTTGTTGAAAGAATCAGACACCAATTTAGCAAATTGTTTGGTGATTTGTTGAGAGTTCAGTTGATATTGAAAGGTATCATAACTGAAGAAGATTGGAAAGAATTAAAGAATGAATTAAATTTTGTGTTCAATACTGACAATTATTTCTGGGATCTAAAAGAAGCCGAAATAAGAGCAGAAAGACTAAAAGCACTTTCGTTTGTTGAACCCTACATTGGAAAATATTTTTCAACTGAATATGTAAGAAAAGTTGTATTGAAGCAGACAGAAGAAGAAATAAAATCCATAGATAAAGAAATGGAAGTTGATAAAGCAAGAATGCAACAGGAACAAATGCAGCAAATGATGATGCAACAACAAGCTATGGGAGCTCCCGGAGAACAACCACAATGAATAGCGTAATTAGAGGTTTGTTAAAAAATGGTATAACTGGACTGGCCCAGTTAGAGGAAGACTACTTTAAAAAGAATGTTTTGGATGCTCTTAGCCTAAAACTAAATGAAGAATTAAAATACGTTTATGAAACCAGTTCAAAAGATCTTTTGAACTCTCAACAAAATACATCAAATACCCCAGAGCTACGAGAGTTTGTAA